CCGTGGGTCAACTCATCAACCCTAAAGAACATGCCGTATCGTTTCATCATGTCCGTCAAGGGGGACATAACAGCCTGTCTAGCGATACCTTTCTCTATCCCTATGCCTATGGGCCTGTAGTCCCTGACAACCTCAAATATCTTTCTGGCTGTCTCAGACAACTCCCAGCGCCCATGCACTATGTTCTCTACGTGCCAGTGTCCGTTGTCGTTGACCTTTACAACCGCTATGGCTGTCTCGTCCAGTTTACTGTTCTTGGTACGCTGTTTGTTTACTTCCTCAAAGCCAGCTAAGTCAATGGCTATGTAGTAGTCACCTTCAGTTGGAGACTCACCGAACTTAACCCAATCCTCCTTAAACATCTCAGAGCCTCTGGCCTCAAAGGACGCCATAAACTCCTGTCTAAACGCATAGCTGGACATACTCTTTTTAGCTACGTTTATCTCCTCTGCGTCCAACAAAGGATTGTCATAGCTCGTAAAGTGCCACGCTTTGTACGTTGGGTCATCACCTAACTCAGCGTACTGGTACAACTCGTAAAAGTGATTACGTCCCATTGGCGTACCAATGAACAACGCATTCCCTTTTTGGTCAGCCAAAGCTGGCCTAAGAATCTGCTCAAATACTTCAGGCTTCATGTCTGCGTATTCGTCCATGACCAGAAACTTCAAGGACACACCACGCATAGTCTCTGGTCTGTCCGCGCCTTTCAACGATATGGTCGCACCGTTGATTAGCTTTATCTGTAGATTGTTGATGTGGCTGGACACAATCACTGGATTCCCCAGTTCAAGCAGTGTCTGCCACATGATGTCTCTAGCCTGTCCTTGGGTCGGTGCTACATAAAACACATTCCCCTTACTGGACTCTAAGGCATTGACAATCAACAACCATGCCGCGAGTCTGGACTTGCCAGTACGTCTACCAGCGGCTACAATCTTAAACCTTGTATCGTCGCCCCACACGGACTGCTGCCACGGAAGTAACTCTATGTTTAGGTCAGTCATAAATCCTTAAAGTTCCCATAACCCAGACACATTAATATGACCACACAACAGGACTAGACTTCCTAGTGTCCACATGCACAAAGCTCTTAGCAACACCTATCCCATTGAACCCCATAATCATAGCAGCCTTAATAATCTTATGGCGCTGTTGACCGCTGGCAGTCTTAATGTCCGCAGCTATACCTTGGGCATGTGTTCCCGGTTTAGCCTTCTTAGCTTCTATGGAATGCTTAGGTGATCTATAGCCACTGGTGATTACAAAAGGAAAACCACAGGCTTCCCTCAACTCATCCAGCATTCTAACAAAATCTTCATCTATGTTATTCTCACCAGTTTCTTGACACTTAAAGTCATCTATCTGAAAGTATTTATATATCACTTTCTGTGAACTCTCCTTCAATGGCTGTGGTATCGTCTTGACTTGGGTCAGAGACACTTGTGGCGACTTGCCCAACACCTGAGATAGTAATTGACACAGACTGTCTCCCACCGGCAGAATCCTTTTCAAAATAACTTAAAGGCAACATCCTGTCCATCACTAGCTTCCATGCTGCCGCTTGATTTTTATGCTCATCGTTAAGAGCAGCATTAAAAATACTATCCAGAACTTTGTTAGATTTAGGTGAAGCAAGCATTCTAGCCTTATATTCATTAATAATGCTAGCGTCACCTTTAGGTCGCCCTACTTTACCCCTGTTTCCAGAGGTTTTAGAGACTACATCAGTCTTCCTTGGCCTCCCTCTTTTTCTTTTAGGTTGATCCATAAAGTATTTACCTTAGTTCCTAAGAATACTTATTGATTATATCATATTTTTGTGTAAAAGTCAAGCATTATTTTAGATTATTTAGTTATAAGAGTGTCCTTTTAGTGTGTTTTTGCTAAATTGTAGTTTTCTTTTGTATACAAGAGGTTACTGGAGAGGATTATTGGTCAATTTGACCTAATTTTGGCCTATTTTGTACGTCAGCGGGTACTATAAATTATTAGAGACTACAATCCCCTCCCCCGTCTCCTCTAGCACACCCGCCCCCTCATGTCAACACTTGCAAACAATAGCAAACAATGCTAGGGATTCTATGGCTTACCATAGTTTACAATAGAATGCAAGGTTGACATTGGGATTGTGTTATGCTTGGGGCGCTAGGGTCTACCATAGTTAACAGGAGAGTGCAAGAGTTGACATGTGAGGGGAACTATAGTACCCCATAGGTCATCACAAGTAACCACAAGCACACAATCCAAACCATTACAACTACCATATAGTTATATGCATAGATCAAATAGTTATTAGACACCAGTGCTGCACACGCTATCATGGCTTCACAAATTAATTAATGACTACATAGGTAAACACATGAAACATACAGACCATATAGAGACAACAGACAACACTATAATGACAATGCGTAGCGAAAACGAACACGCTGCCAGAGTAGATGAAAATGCAGAAGGATATACAGCGCATTTGTTTCTGTTACAGACTGAGGTTAAAGTGTTAGGCTTTGACACAGAAGATGCAGCGCAAAAAGCAGCACTAAAACACGTTTTCGGGTAACAACAGGAGCAAACCAAATGAGCACATTCACTACATTATCTAACATTAGACAACAAATTGCAGACCAATATGGCAATGCTGGTCTAGACCGATGGGAAACAAAACTACACCACGGCAGAGAATACAACAAAGTTTCTCGCGCTATAGAGTCATACCTAGGAATAGAAACTAGCACAGAGTATGATTTTCCAGAAACGCTAGAGCAACTGAAGCAGTGGTTTAGTGACAACACAATGGGGTGGTACTTCAACGATGCAGTCAGAGAGCATGGCATACCAGTAACACTAATTGACGAAACAATAGCGGCCTAGCCGCGAACCATCCTAGGCCACGATGTAAAACTTGCCCGTTGCGTCCTGAGTACGACGAGTATAAACTGCTCACCAGTTAACAACAGACAGGCATGAACAATGGATTACTACGGACAGGACTACATAGACGAGACTCAAATGATTTTTAGCGTTGTGTTATATAGCGAGCTACCCTCTGATATTCGGATTGCTATGTCATCATTAGGCGCATTCTTACTATTAGCATTAGAGGTATAGAACAATGGTTAAACTATCAAACGCATCTAAAATGCCGTGCAGATCATGGTCATTACAGGCACTCGACACATGTCCCGGCAGTAAAAATGCCGATGGTTCTCTGGTCGATGCCTGTAAAGGCTGCTATGCGACCACAGGTAACTATAGATTCCCTAACGTCAAAGCGCCCAGACTGCATAACTGGGAAGACTGGCGTCGTGATGACTGGGTTGATGACATGGTGACGGAATTAGACAACGACCGTTATTTCCGATGGTTTGACTCTGGTGACATGGCAGTATTGCCGCTAGCGCATAAGATCCTACAGGTCATGCAGCGCACACCATGGGTAAGGCATTGGCTACCTACGCGCATGCACAAATTCGACAAGTTTACCAGCGTAATCGCTGACATGCAGGCATTGCCTAACGTAGTCGTGCGCCTATCATCCGACAGTGTGCAGGGAGGCGTTATTGCTGGCGAGACTACTAGCACCATTATACCTACGCCAGACCATGCTACGGACAGTATGACAGTGTGCGAGGCATACGAGCGTGCAGGTAAGTGTGGCACATGTCGCGCATGTTGGTCTAAGGATGTTCCTGTGGTAGCATACCCTGCACACGGCAAAACAATGGCTAAGGTTATAACATTACTGGAGGCAGCATAGATGCTAAAAGACTGGAAATATAAACTTATGGTACTTGGACTAATGTTCTTGCTAGTGGTAGACTGGGAACATACGCTAACAATGTGGGGTTTTTAGTATGATATGGCAAGCTATAAAAGATTTTTGCACCGCCTATGTTGTAATACTGGCAATTTGTGGTGTATCATTTTTGATTGAAACTTACTTACTGGGGTAAACTATGAGTTGCGAGTATAGAGATCAATACCTAGAGAACCTGGCTGACGCTGTGTATCATATCGTTGACAATCTTAGCGACGACGCATTGCACAGGCTACTAGAGGAACATCTAATTGAGAGTGCTATAGATGACGAAAGTTTCGCATGGGAATTAATGCACACGCCGGACGTATTTATGCGACAGGCAGAAACCAAAGCTAACTATTATCACAAGGGGTAAACCATGAACATCTTTTACATATCAACTAACCCTGTGCGTGCAGCACAGATGCAGTGTGATAAACATGTGGTTAAGATGATTCTGGAGTCAGCGCAAATGCTATGCACAGCACACCATGAATTCGGCAACCATGATGTACCGTACAAAGTAGCGCACAGGAATCACCCTAGCACTATATGGGCGCGTAGTGGTCTCAAGCAGTATATTTGGCTATACCGGCATTTTAAGGCTCTTTCAGACGAGTATACAGAACGCTATAGGAAGGTGCATCTAACGTGGCAAAAGTGCGCACACGCTCTTTTTGAGCCTCCTATGGGCATTCCTGATATTGATTGGACAGCCCCGCCACAGTGTATGCCTGACGAGTGCAAACGCGCTAGCAGTCTGGAGGCTTACCGTGTATACTATTTCCAGTACAAACCACAGGTTATCGACATGCGATGGCCTGAGAATCGACAACCACCAATGAGGTTATTAGCAGCATGAGCGACAAAATATCACACAACATAGACGTTACTGACGATAGAGAACCCGATAACATGACAATGCGAGACTTACAGGAGAACGACCTTATAGAGTACCGACTAAATACCATGTCGATAGCGGAGCTATGCAACGCTGCTACAGGCTGGCTGGCGTTAACACTGGCAAACAAAAGTGACGAGGAAATTTACGACATGCACAAAGACTTTTTTGACAGGGAGTTACACTAATGAGATGCAGAGCGTGCAATAGCGGCCCATTGAGCGACGTTGAGTTGTCCAGAAAAGACCACAAAACAGGGGAGCATTTAGACTTGTGTAACACTTGCTACACTATATCCAACAGAGCGATAATTGCACAGGAGTACGAGTCTCTGTATCTGGATGAGGGACAGCTAGATGATCTTGAGTTTGAATTATTTAACTAGGAGGACTTGCGCTAATCTGAAAATCCTGTATAATATACCTATGAAGCGAAGGAATAAACATAATGTATATTCTTAAAGTTTCATTATAGTAATCTACAATAACCATAGAGGAGTCTATAATGGCTGTAGCAGAAATGAAGGTAGCCTTTAGTAACTTGCGTGAAACTGAGTCGTATCAGGGTCAGGATACTGGACGGTTTACCTTGACGGGTACTCTGGACGATGCAACGGCTGAGATGCTGTCCGCTCAGGGTGTGAAAATAAAAGAGTACGAGAACATGGCACAGCGAAAGTTTGCTAGTAAGTTTCCGGTGAAGATCATTGACGCCAATGATAATCCCTTTACTGGTGACATACCTCGTGGCTCTACGGTACGCATTAGCTATAAGACAGGCCCAGCGCACCCAGTACATGGGACGCCAACCTACCTTAACGCTGTGCGAGTGTTAGAACTTGCTGAAGATGCGTCTGGAATAGATGCAGAACTCTAAGTTTGTAAAGCACGAAGCCTGCCCAGTGTGCGGCAGTAGTGATGCGCTGGCCCGTTATAGCGACGGGTCGGCCCACTGCTTCTCCGCTGGGTGTAACCACCGCGAGAGCGCCAATGGTGAAGTTGTGAGCATTGCAGAAAAGAGACCGCTAGAGTTTAACGGAGCCACTGCCGCTATCCCAGAGCGTCGAATATCACAGGCCACTTGCGCCAAGTTTGGCGTTACTGTGGAGTTTGACAGGTCAGGGACAATCAGCAGGCATCACTATCCGTACTATGCAACCGACACTAACGAGGTGAAGGGCAGCAAGGTGCGTGTGGTGCAGAACAAAGACTTTTACGCAACAGGCACATTGCAGGGCGTAGGGCTGTTCGGGCAGAATACCTGCCGTGGCAAGGGTAAATTCATAACGATAACAGAGGGCGAACTGGACGCGCTGAGTGTGTCTGAGATGTTCGACAATAAATGGGATGTGGTGTCGCTACGCTCTGGCGCATCAGCAGCAGCAAAGGAGATAAAAGAGCAACTAGAGTGGCTGGAAGGTTACGATCAGGTAGTGGTGTGTTTCGACAGCGACAAGGCTGGACAGACCGCCATTGACGAGATCAAAGACATATTCAGCCCCAGCAAGCTCAAAATCTGTACGCTTCCTATGAAGGACGCTAGCGAGATGCTAGTAGCTAACAAGGTGCGGGATTTTGTGTCGGCATGGTGGGACGCTAAATCTTATCAGCCCGATGGTATTATATGTGGTAAGGACACATGGGACGCCATCACTGGCAAGATGAAGGTTAAGTCTATACCGTATCCGTGGCAAGGTCTTAACGACATGACCAAGGGATTCAGGCCATACGAGCTAGTGACCATCACCAGTGGCTCAGGCATGGGTAAGTCACAGATTGTCAGGGAGCTAGAGTATTACCTACTCAACGCCACAGAGGACAACATTGGCATACTTGCGCTTGAGGAGGACGTAGCGCGGACTGCTCTGGGCATCATGTCGGTAGCCGCCGACTGCCCATTGCACCTAGAGGAAGACTTAGACTCCGACGCTGCGTTCCCATTCTGGGAGCAAACACTAGGTACTGGACGGTTCTATCTGTTTGACCATTGGGGCAGTACAAGCGAGGACAAACTATTGTCTCGCATACGCCACATGGCTAAGGCACTGGACTGTAAGTGGATCATACTCGACCACCTGTCCATCGTAGTGTCAGCACAGGAGAACGGGGACGAGCGTAAGGCTATCGACGCCATTATGACTAACCTGCGTACACTGGTGCAGGAGCTAGGTGTAGGGCTGTTTCTGGTGTCGCACCTGAAGCGTACCACAGGTAAGCCACATGAGGACGGAGGCAGGATTAGCCTGAGTGAGTTGCGAGGCTCACAGGCGATAGCGCAACTGTCGGACATGGTGATTGGCTTGGAGCGTAACCAGCAGGACGAGGACGAGGATAAGCGTAACACAACTACAGTACGTATCCTAAAGAATCGCTACGCTGGTTTGACAGGAGCAGCCTGCTACTTGAAGTACGACAGGACAACAGGGCGTATGGCTGAAGTAGCAGCACCCAAGGACGTAGACGATGACTTCTAACAGCGAACTGTACCTAGATATTGAGACTGATGGGCTAAACCCCAGTGTTATCTGGATTGCAGTGACAAAGCAGGGCGGTAAGGTACGTAAGCATTACGATGCTGAGTCGCTAGCAGCTACGCTGGAAGGCACGTTCCCAGTGGTAGGACAGAACCTATATGGGTTTGACCTTCCTGTACTGGAGCGCCTATGGGGAATCAAGGTAGACCGTGAGCGCGTACAGGATACGCTGGTCATGTCACGCCTGAGTAGCCCTAACCGCGACGGAGGACACAGCCTACGCGCATGGGGTGAGCGTCTTGGGTTTTCTAAGGGCGACCATACTGATTGGTCATGCTTGTCACCTGAGATGGAAAAGTATTGTGTACGCGATGTTGAAGTAACTGAAAAACTGTACCAGCACCTACTGAGAGAACTGGATGGTTTTGAGATAGACTCAATAAAACTAGAACATGAAGTGCAGCGGATAACCGCCAGACAGGTCAGGCTAGGCTGGCTACTGGATCTAAAATATGCACACCAATTATTAGCTCTGCTAAAGGAAAAAAAATATGAACTGGAAGACAAAGTACAGGACACCTTTCGTCCTCTCCCTACATTTATCAAGGAAGTTACGCCACGGTGTAAGAAAGATCATACGCTCTCTGCCGTAGGTCTAAAGTTTCTAGGTGAGCAGTGGGGTGACGTTTGTGGCCCGTTTAGTCGCATTGACTTCCCTGAGTTTAACTTAGGATCACGGCAGCAGATCGGCAGATACTTACAGCATTTTGGATGGAAGCCCACAAAGTTTACAGAGAAGGGACACGCCATTGTAGATGAGTCTGTACTGTCTAATATCACTGACATACCGGAAGCGCAACTGATAGCGGAGTACCTGATGGTACAGAAGCGTGTAGCACAGATAAAAAGCTGGATAGACGCCGCTGACGATGATGGTAGAGTACACGGCAGAGTGAACACCAACGGCGCTGTAACAGGCCGTATGACACACTCAGAGCCTAATCTGGCACAGGTGCCTGCCTCCCGCGCTCCATACGGTAAAGAGTGCAGGTCATGCTGGATTGTACCGGAAGGGTACTCTCTGGTCGGCTTTGATGCCAGTGGACTAGAACTACGCATGTTGGCGCATTACATGGGAGATAAGGAGTACACCAATGAAATTCTCCACGGAGATATTCACACAGCCAATCAAAGACTTGCAGGACTTGAATCGAGAGATCAGGCTAAAACTTTCATATATGCCTTCCTATACGGTGCAGGAGATGCAAAACTTGGTACGATTGTCGGGGGAAATGCGCGTACTGGCTCTGCGCTTAGAGCAAGATTCCTTAATGGTCTCCCAGCACTTAGGGATCTTACTGAAAGAGTTGCAGCAAAAGCTGGAGGAGGATACCTTAAAGGACTAGACGGAAGGCAGCTACAGGTGCGTAGCGCACACTCAGCACTGAACACGCTACTACAGGGCGCTGGTGCTATAGTTATGAAGAAAGCTCTGGTTATCCTAGATGAATATGCACAGGGGTACAGGCTGGACTATAACTTTGTAGGCAACATCCACGATGAAGTGCAGGCTGAAGTAGCACAGGGTCAGGAAGATAAGTACGGAAGATTAGCAGTGTCTTGCATAGAGGCTGCTGGTCTTCATTACAGCCTGAGATGTCCACTAACAGGAGAATACAATGTTGGCAGCAACTGGTCAGAAACCCACTGAGACTGACAGTAACCGCAAAGGTGACTTAGCAGAATACTACGCAGTAACTTGGCTTTGGGATGAAGGGTACGAAGTGTTTAAGAATGCTGGGTGTTCTGGGCCTATAGATTTAATTGCGTATAACTTAGAAACACAGGAAACAATTTTGATAGATGTTAAAACATTTTATAAGGGTTCTAAGGAAGGCACTTATTCACAAACACCTAAACAGCGGAGCCAACTGCAAAAGGATTTGAACGTTGTCCGTCTCGGTTTCAATCCAATCACACGTAAACTTAGATTTATAGACCATAGAGAAACAAAATGAAGACAACACATACACTAGTCGATGACATCTACAAACTGGTGAAGACCAAGAACGTAGATAGGTCTGTAGACGCTGAAGCAGAGATTGAAAAGTTTGGTGAGGCAGTCAAGGACTTGATGCGTAAAGAGTTCACCAATCGCGGTGTCTTCGATGGCCGTAAGCTGCGCCTGTCAAACATAGGTAAGGACGATAGATACCTGTGGAACCACTACAACAATGCTGGCCCGAAGGAGCCGATGCAGCCACACACGCTAGTCAAGTTCCTGTACGGACATTTGATTGAGGAAATGCTTTTGTTCCTGACACGCCTATCTGGGCATGAGGTTACTGACGAGCAGAAAGTGTGCGAGGTGGAAGGTATTGTAGGCCACATGGACTGTCGCATAGATGGAGTAGTAACCGATGTCAAGTCAGCTAGTAGCTACGGGTTTAAGAAGTTCAAGGACGCTACGCTGGCTTTTGATGATCCTTTTGGTTATATAGATCAGATCAAGGCTTATGCTCATTCGGAGGGTGAGACAGAGTTTGGATGGCTTGCCATGGACAAACAGAATGGACACCTAACCTTCCTGAAGTATGACCTGAAGGACACACAAGCGCCTGTGTACGAGGTCTTGAAGGAAGACATAGTAGAGAGGATCAAGCACGTAAAAAAGGTCGTAAAGGCACCGGACGCGCCAGAGCATTGCTACGCGCCTGTGCCAGATGGAAAGAGTGGGAACCAAAAACTCGCAATAGGTTGCTCTTACTGTCATTTCAAACTTTCGTGTTATCCCCAGCTACGCGCTTTTGCTTACGCTTACGGGCCAAGATACTTAACAGAGGTGGCAAATGAGCCTAAAGTCCAAGAGATCAAGATTGCGTAAAGCAAGTATCTACAGGTCAGGGCTAGAGGCTTCGTTTGCAGCTATAGCGCCAAAGCGGAAGTTTAAGTATGAACCATTTGATGTCCCCTACGTTATGCACAGGAAGTACAAACCAGACTTCGTACATACACGCACAGGGATACTTTTGGAACTAAAGGGCTTCTTCAGGACAGGCGATACAATGAAGTACAAAGCCATCAGGGACTGTACAGACACAGAACTGATCTTTGTACTGTCAGATCCTAACAAGAAGCTACGCAAGGGCGCTAAGATGACAATGGGACAATGGTGTGAGAAAGAAGGTTTTAAGCACTACACATTAAATGACTTTGACAAGTTGATGAAATATGTTGACTCACAATAATTTAACAATGGATGAGATTAGGGAAATGATATTGAAAAGATACGACCCTGATGATTTAATAGACTACTTGGAACTGACCAGTCAAGAAATACTTGACAGGTTTGAAGACAAGCTAATTAACCGATTAGAGATGTTTGAGGAAGAACTACAAGATGACACAAGAGCAGACACAGAAGAAGAATATGAGTATTGATGATGAAAGCCCGGACGCATGGACTAGAATCAACAAGAAGTACAAGTACCAAGTGCAGTGGCACGATGATGACCAAGATGATGCGCCAAATGAGCATCCTGTCTTTGGTAAGCCCGTCGACATGGTGGACAACCCACCTCACTACAACAACGGTAGTATAGAGTGCATAGAAGCTATAGAGGCAATGTTAAATAAGGACGAATACATTGGCTATTTACGTGGAAATGCGTTAAAATATAGGTGGAGATTTAGGTACAAGAAGAAGCCGTTTGAAGACCTACGCAAAGCACGTTGGTACGAGGAACGATTGATGAAGTTTTTGTTGGACAATCAAGATGCAGTATAAGACAGGCACTCAAGATTATCTTGGGATTACTATAGACTACGAAAGAGAGAAAGACCTAAATGACTTCTCTCTGAATACGCTGAAGGACAGGTACTTCTGGCAAGACGAGACATATGCACAGGAAGCCTTTGCACGCGCCTCTGTGTACAGTGCTACCTATCACGGTGTTACTGACTTTGACCTAGCACAGCGCCTGTACGACTATGCCAGTAAAAGCTGGTTTATGTTCAGCACACCAATACTAAGCAATGGAGGAACAACTCGTGGCTTACCTATTAGCTGCTTTCTTAATTTTGTGCCTGATTCCAGAGGTGGTCTATCGTCTCACTATGATGAGAATATTTGGCTTACTTCCAGCGGAGGTGGGCTTGGTGGTTATTGGGGCGATGTTCGCAGCAACGGTGTATCTACTTCTAATGGGAGTCAATCAACGGGGAGTATTCCCTTTATGCACGTAGTTGATAGTCAAATGCTGGCTTTCAACCAAGGAGTGACAAGGAGAGGTGCTTATGCGGCGTATATGGACATCAGCCATCCAGAGATTGAAGAATTTATTGCAATGCGAAAGACTACTGGCGGTGATCTCAATCGTAAGTGCCTTAACCTGCATAACGGTATCGTTTTATCTGATGAGTACCTATATGCGGTAGAGCATGACTTACCTTGGCGTCTAATTGACCCTAAGTCAAAGCAAGCAGTCAAAACTATCTCAGCTAGGGACTTGTGGTGGCAGTTAGTACACACCAGAGCAGAGACAGGTGAGCCGTACATTGTCAATGCAGACCGCTGTAATGAGTACCTACCACAACAACAGAAGGACTTAGGACTTACTGTGCGACAGAGTAACTTATGCTCTGAGATTACATTGCCTACAAGTGAGGAACGTACAGCAGTTTGCTGCTTGTCTAGTGTTAATTTAGAATACTTTGATGAGTGGAAGGAGGAAGAAAACTTTATATCAGACCTAGTTACCATGCTAGACAACACATTGGAGCATTTCATTGACAATGCAGTAGACGAGTATCCACACAAGCCTGTGGACACACTAGAGGAGTTTATGGGATATGTGGGACAAAATAAAACAGGGTTTGCAAAAGCCGCTTACAGTGCATACAGAGAACGTGCGATTGGCCTTGGTGCAATGGGCTTTCATAGTTATCTTCAACGTAATGGACTCTCTTTCGAGGGAATGTACGCTGCCAGTTTTAACAACAGAGCCTTTAAGCACATCAAGGAAAGAGCTACAGAGGCTAGTCGTAGCTTGGCTGGACTTAGGGGTGAAGCTCCTGATATGGCTGGCAGTGGTCTTCGTAACTCACATCTACTTGCTATTGCTCCTAACGCCAGCAGCAGTATTATATGCGGTGGAACGAGTCCTAGTATTGAGCCAACGAGGGCTAACGTATTTACGCACAAGACTTTGAGTGGCAGCTATCGTGTAAAGAACAAGTACCTAGAACAGTTACTTGAGAGTAAAGGTATAAACAATGAGAAAACATGGAAGGATATTTCTGCTGCTCAAGGCTCTGTTGCAGGGCTTACGGCGCTATCTGAAGAAGAAAAGGACACCTTTAAGACCGCCCCTGAGATCAATCAGATATGGGTCATAGAACACGCCTACCAGCGTCAGCCCTATGTGTGTCAGTCTCAGTCAGTTAATACCTTCTTTGAGCCACCACCTTCCAATGCACCACAGGAGACACATGATGAATACCTAGAGTACGTCAACAACGTACACTGGGCTGGTGCAAACAAGTTGAAGTCCATGTATTACTACCGCACCACAGCGGCACGTAATGCAGAGAATGTCAACGTGAAGATACCAAGGATTAACTTGGAAGATGGGGAGTGCCTAAGCTGTGAAGGATAACAAACATCCCATATATGACTGCTTGTATTATATATGGGAAGCAAACTTACTGACTTCTTATGAAGATTGGATTAAATACTACGAGGAACTGGAACATGAGCAACAGACTGTACAGCGCACTACGGGCCAGATACAAAGCACAGATAATTGAAGCTGAAGCTGACGCACTGAACTTCTTTGAGAACCCTGTAGCTGTCGCTGAACATCCACACATGGTTGACACTATGGACATACTAATATCAAAGCTGTCGGAAGCTGAAGACAAACTAGAGACACTAGAACTTAATTTTGGAGAGAACTACGGATAATGATTACTTTTAAGCAACAAAGCTATCCTTGGGATGATGACAGACAACACATGCCCACTGAGAGAGTAGAGATGTCAACCCATGATGAGATAGACTGTCGTGATCTTGTGGATTTTTTTTCTAGGTTTGCTAAAGCATTGGGGTATTCGCCTACCAGTGTGTACGTAGCTTTTGAAGAATACTTAGTAGACCATAAAAAGGTAAAATAATATGAGCTTATTAGATACTAGAGATTACTACAAACCATTTGACCATCCTTGGATGTTCGACTACTACTCACAGCAGAATCAAATGCACTGGTTCCCTGAAGACGTACCGCTGCACAATGACGTTAAAGACTGGCAGAACATGACGGAGCAGGAGAAGAACCTGCTGACTCAGATATTCCGATTGTTTACACAGTCCGACGTAGACGTAGGTTCTGGGTACGTAGACAGGTACATGAGGATATTTAAGAAGCCTGAAGCACGTATGATGATGTCTAGCTTTGCCAACATGGAAAGCATACACCAACACGCCTACAGTCTTCTATTGGACACCGTAGGGATGCCAGAGGTGGAGTATAAGGCGTTTGCAGAGTACGAGGCTATGGCTGACAAGCATGAGTACATCGACTCTGTACGTGTCGCTAAGGGCGATAAACAGTCCATTGCTAAGGCACTGGCTATCTACTCTGGGTTTACTGAAGGTCTACAGTTGTTTTCTAGCTTTATCATCCTGCTTAACTTCCCAAGGTTCGGTAAGATGAAAGGCATGGGACAGATTATTACGTACAGCATACGTGATGAGTCTCTGCACGTTGAAGCAATGACTAAGCTGTTCAGGGAGTTTATTCAGGAGAACATTGACATCTGGACTGATGACTTCAAGAAGGAGATCTATGAAGCCTGTAGGACTATGGTGGAACTAGAGGATAGATTCCTAGACCTAGTGTTTGAGCAGGGTGACATAGAAGGACTGACCAAGAAGGAGATGCAGAAGTACATCAGGTACATTGCAGACCGTAGGTTGCTACAGTTAGGTCTAAAGCCCAACTACAACGTCAAGGACAACCCTCTGGGCTGGTTAGACGAGGTACTAGGGGTAGAACACCAGAACTTCTTTGAAGGCCGTGCAACGGCTTATATGAAGGCTGGGCTACGGGGTGACATGCAGAAGGTTAAATTTGCTAATGTAGCTTAAAAGCTACTGGGGAGTCGCCTATGGCTCCCCTTCTTCTGTGCCTGATGCTGCGGTGAGTAAGCCGGGAACTACCGCTATGTTTCTTGCAGCACCCAAATAGTCCTGTCTTGTAGGCGTAGGCTGAAACTCACCTATTCCTCTTGATACTTGAGTAATAAGGTCTTTCTTGCTTTGTCCAGTACCTGTAGTCTGGAAAGGAACGCCTGTCTTTCTTTCAATTCCTTCTCTAAAAGCCTTAGAGTCAGGGACATTACCCGCCTTCGGAACATTCCTTCCAAACATGTTATACACATAAGGCTCAGTCATTGTAATCATCTTAGAGCCTTTAGGAAACTCTAACTCAATGTCAGTTTTAGGTATAGCTGCTAGGTCATTTTTATCCAGCATTGTGTGCATCACATTACCGTCTAAATCAAACACAAACATATCCGCAACACCGCCAGCAGCTTTGGACTGCGAAACGTGGCTAGACTGTACGACTACTTGACCGTCAAACTTATTTACAAACTTAACTTTGTTTCTATTTTCCTTGACAACATCTAGGATTTCCTGATAGATCTTTAACTGAGGCTTTGTTAGTTTGCCTCCATCTTTTAGTTTCTTTTGGTATGTCAAGTATTTCTTTAATCTATCCGAATCGTCCAAGAATCTTAAAGCTACAAAATCTTTAAGCTCGTCTACAGACTTGAACTGCTTTTTGCTGGGGTCTATCTTAGCTAACTCTTGTTTAGCTTTGTACATTCTTTTAGCTGTCTGGGAAGCTATCTTCATCCTAGCCTCCTGAGTAAGATCAGTAAATGCGTTGTTCTTTTTAATTACAAACTGAAACTTTGATGGATCTTTGGCTTTGTAGGTTTTCTTTATGTTGCCCATCAAGAAATTTTTAGTACCCTCTCCTACCCATTCTAAGTCTGATCTTCCCTTAAATCCAACATCTAGGGTGTCCTTTGTCAACGGGCCAAAATCTGAGAACGAGTAATTAGAATGAAAAGTTTTTAAAGCGTCAGGCACATCGCCTGTCTTTTGTATACCAAACAATGAAGACTGCTCTAGCTGTCCTTCAGTAAACGATGGCCGCGACCTTGCAATTTTTTCTATATCGTCTTGATGCCTGACTTCTAATCCTTTTATTCTTGCTTTTTCAGCAGTTGTCAGGTCAGCACCAGCGGCTTTCTTTGCGTACAACTCAGATATTGCGTCATTCTTTTTGATTGTGTCCCGCAACCTTACGTTAACACCCTCTCTAGCAGAGGCTCTGGCTCTAGGAGACATTGCCTCTCTAGTTGCTTTTGCTAGTGTTGAAGGCACTGCCGCTGCCATCTCAAGAGGTGCTAAACCTTTATAAAACAGAGGTAGCTCATTAGGAGCATTTTCAGTCACTCGTTGTAAAGCAGTGGAAGGAGATTTAAATAATCTTGCTGCTGGAACTACACCAGCTATCGTCGCTACGTCACTAAGGAACCCAGCAGTTCTTGGGTTTTCTCTGGCTAACCCTTCTCCATACTTGTATAGAGAGGTGTCCTGTACGGCCTCTCCTACGTCCTGTGCGGTCTCTGATATAGTCTCCTGCACTACGTCAGGCAACATACCAAACATACCTTCAAGAGCATAGTTTACGGGTGTTAATGCAGCCTCTACTGACCCAGCTACGTTACTGACACCTCTTTCAAAGTCAGTAATCTCACCAGCTTGGAACTTACGCTCTGTCTCTCTGCGGTCTTTAGCCCAATCTGTGTCAGCTATGTACTTCTTGAGAGAACTGCCGCTACGAAACTGTGCCATTACTCTGTTTCCTCTACTTCGTCTTCTTCTTCATCAAAACGAGTGTCCTGTAGGACAGACACAAGTATAGCCCTGTCTGCCCGTAGCTGTGCTGCTAATTCTGCACTTCCCCTACCCGCTTTTAGCGCCTTGTCTATGGAGTTTATCATAAGCCCTATAAACTTTTTAGTTGAAGGAGACATTGCTGCTTTAGACGCACCGTACACTGCACTGGCAGTTGCACCTGCTGCTGCAAGATACGGAAAAACACCAGACTGCACAATGTTTGCTGCTGCGTAACCTGTGGCTACTTGGCTGGCAGGGTTTTTTGGTAAGTTCATACCCCTACGACTAAGATTCTGTCCTGCTCTGGATATTACTGTGTCAAGCTCTAATCTACGCTTCTCGTCAACAACGTCCAATGCTCTGTATGACAGTGCTTGCTTGCGTAGTAAATCTTTTACAGCCACATCAGGCACGTTGTTTGCTATGGCATCGTGTACCGCCTCTGAGATAGCCCTACGGCCTGCCTTAGACGGTGTAGCAATGACATCCTGCTCTGATTTCTGGTCTTTCTTTAGCGCCCTGTCAAGAGCCTGACGAGCCTCTAAGACCTCTATGGCTGTGCCTTTGCCTGCTCTTTCCACAAACAAACGTAGCTGTTCTTCTATCTTACGAGCCTTGCCTTTCCTATTGTACACCTCGTCTTCAAGACCTGCCATTGCTCTTGTTCTTATGTCACTGACAAGCGCATCTAAGTCTATCTGAGGATTACCTGCTTTAGCTATGCCAGTTTTTAGCTGGTTAGCTTGTCTGCCAATGTAGTCCTCAATGACGTTAAAGTTATCAATAAATGTACTTTTAGGGTCAAACTCAGGTATGCTTGAGACAACATCAATCATCTCAATTTCATCTGCACTGGGGTCATAAGATTTCTTACTTAGCCAGCCTTTTGTGTAGGTTGTGCCTTGACCAAACCCGTCCAGAGGTTTTAGTGCCTCAGTGACAAGCTCTTTTCTTTTACCTATCTGCTGCCTGCGACCACCTCTGACCAGACCCATGCCTGTATTGGCTAGTCCTGAAGATTCTGGCAAGATAGGCTTTATTTTTGTAGGTGGTGCTACAACCGCTGCTACGTCTACTAAAGATTCAAGCTCTGTAGCTACATACGCATATTCAGGGTCTTCTTTTTTACGAGTTAGGTGCGCTGACCAGCTTTTTTGCATTGTATTTAGTACGTCTTGAGCTATCTCAGTCTCACCTAAAAGAACACCTAACTTAGCCGCTGATTCTACGCCTGTTTTAGCGTATGAGGTAATTCCTTCTACTGCTAACCCTACAGCGTCTTTTACTATAATGGGTGTTAAATCTTGAACTCCTGCAATTAAAAGATCGCCAGTGCTGCCAATAACTTCAGAAGCAGCCCTAGCAACTCCCGGCTGCATACCAGCAGCACGTTCTTCAGGTGTTCCTGACAAGGCAGACATACGTTGACCGCCACTCTCTAATGCTGCTGTAATGTTAGGCAGCATAGGGCCATCAGGCTCCTGCACAGGCTCCTCTGCCATGGCATCAAGCATCCCGGCTAGCTCATCAGCAGCATCAAAGTCTTGTGCAGCTATGGCTCTGTTGTGTGCGTCTAGTAGCTGTTGTCTAGTGTATTGAGCCATGTTAACCTACTGGATATATTGTAAAGATCGTTGACTTGGGCCAGTTTGTTGTGGCATAGGTACTGATCCTCTGCCTATATCAAGAAGACGTACTGCCTCTGGAGTCAACAGTCCTGCTTTGACAGCCTCATCAGTCATTCTATTTGCCTGTCCAAGCTGAAACTCTGCAACCTGTTTTTCTATACGTAACATTCTTTGCAGTGTTCCTGCCTCTAACGTAGGCGTGCCTGCTTGAGCCAGTGCAAACTCACGGTCAGCGTCTGAGAGACCAGTACCTGCACCGTATGCTTGTATAATGTCAGCAACCTTAGCTGCTCTTTCTAGTGCAAACGCCTGTGTATTTTCTAAAGTAGGTGTGTCAATACCAAAGAAAGAACCTAGCCTAGCTATTTCTACTTTTGCATTAGCTCCTAGTCCACTAAATATACCATCATCAATTAGCTGTTGCGCTCTAGCGTTTTCTGCTAAAGTATCCGATGCCTCGCCACCAGCTTTAATTGTATTAGATACTGTTTCGTTTACAAGTTTTTTCATGTCATCAGGCATCTTACCAAAGATACCGTCTAGTTCTTGTGTTTGCACCTGTTGTGGAGCAGGCGCTAACCCTGCATCACTGGCTCTAACCCATTTACCGTCAATTAAAACTTTGTTGCCCAATACAGAGTACATCTTAGCGCCACCGCCGCCTACAGGTACAAATGCTTTTATAGTGCCTTTGTCTCCTCGCTCGACAATGTTTTTCATTTCCTCAAATGACGGAGGATTGTCGCCGTACTGCGCTTGTAAGTCTATAGGTGTAATGCCTGCTGTTGCAGCCAAAGCCTCCACAGCTTTATCATCGTCACCTCTGGTGGCTAGTTCAATCTGCCTGTTTCTAAGTTCTTTGGCAACCTCTACAAGTTCTTCAGGAGCAGCGTTTTGTATTTCTGGCCCCATTTCTAAACCTAAGTTAGCTGACAGTTCAAACAGAGCTAATCTTTGATTTTCTACTCTTTTAGCCTCTGCCTGTTTAGTTGCTAACTCTTGAGCAGCAGCTTGTCTTCCTGCTTGTATTTCTTGTATCTTACCAAGAGCATCAGCTATTTGTGAAGGTGTGCCGTATTTAGCTACAACTTCTAAACTTTTAATCTGTGCGTTAGGATCTCTAGGGTCAATGCCCTGTAACTCTGCCTGTGCTTTCTCCTGTGGACTCCTCATGTCCCTACCCATTAAGCCGCCGACATTGCGTGCCAACATACCACCAAGGCTAGCAGGAGCAGCGCCAGCGCCCGTAAGCGAACCACGCGCACCCGCTTGAGCAGAGGGAGCTTCAGTTAGAGTGGAACCAAACTCTCTTATGGAGCTTAGAAGCCCCGGACTAAATCTTAACTGTGCCATTGGTTATCCTCTATAGTGCGTTTATAATCTTTTCAAACAAACTTGTGTTATCGCCTGCTGCTGCACCGCCTGCTCCTAGAACACTTGTGTACAAGTCACGTAATGCACTTGCTCTGCCTAGCTCAGTCTGTGCTAAGGCTTCCAAGCCAGAGATACCAGCTTCAGCAGCTAACCCAGCACCACCACGGCGACCTACATCAGCCAAAGATGCTATATTAATAGCTGGTGATAATGTTGACAATAGTTGCTGTTCTGGCGTTGCTTCTAGTCCAAGACCTGCACCAATGTTCTGTAACTGTGCAGCCTGTAACACAGCAGGTAAGCCAGCAGCTTGTTGACCTAAACCAAACAGACTTTGAGCAGACGCTAGGTCTTGCTGTCTTTCAGTGCCTGCTTGTCCAAGTGCTGCTAAGGCTGCTCTGTTCTTTGCTTCCTCTTGAGCCTGTGCTAGTGCAAACTGCTCAGGAGAACCACCAAACTGTGCTGTACGTAATCCTGTACGTCCCTGAGCCTGTAGTTGCTCTTGTAATGCTATGCGTTGTCTTTCTTCTTCAGGACGCTGTACTGCACGTATACGTTCAAATACGTCAGCTTCTCTAGCAGCCATAGGAGTCATAAAGCCTGTGAGAGCGCCTGTAACGCCGCCTAACGCCTGTTCCTGAATACCTGATACATCTGGCCTACCTACGCCCGTATAGCTGCCTAGAAGCCCTCCTGTGATGCCTGAGAGTGCTTCTTGTCTAGCTTGCTGCTGTGGAGACAAAGTAGTACCAAAGCCACCTTCAGGAGTGGTTGTTACACCACCAAAACCAGTAGACACTGTAAAGGGTCTAAACTCAGTAGCTGCTTGTGCTTCCTGTCCTATCTCCCTAGCGCCTGTGGCTAGACCAGAGCCTACGTCACCTAAACGGCTCAGAAGGTCATTGTAGGCTGCTATGTTAAGTCCTGTAGAAGTTAGGTCTGATAACCCACCGCTGCCTAAGAATCTAGTAAAGAAGTTACCTTGGTTATAGTCGCCTGCGTTATAATATCCTGTTCCATTCGACATTGTTATCTCTCTCTATATCACTAAACTTGTTATTACTGTTGCTGCTGTTGTAACTACTACAGTAACAACAAGCCATGCCAGCTTTTCCCATCTGGCTGCATGACTGTCAGCCACTTTACGAAGTTCACGTAACTCTACGATAGCTTCGCCCCAACGCTCACCACATTCTCTCTCATGTTCAGATATGCGTTCTAAGGCTTCTAAAGCTATGTCCATTTCAGTTTTGACAGTCATTCTTAATTTCACCTATTGCTTTGCTTTACCAACTACTAAGGCGAAATACTCAAGGACTTTATATGCTTTAGCAACCATAGCATCGTCCTTGGGCGTTGGTGTCATTGCTGTTATTGCTGATGCTAGTGCAACGGCTGCTGTAGCAATGTTAAAGATGTTTAATAGTAGTTCCATTTATCCCTCGTATGCTTCAGCAGCGGCAATGGCTACATCTACGGTTGACATATCTTCACTGCCCCAATCGTCCAAGTCCTTCATAAACGACAAGTAGCCAGAGCTACGCATAACGCGCTCTTTCTTCTCTGCACTGGTCATGTCGTTACAAAACTCGTTGTCATCATCAAGACAGTTTGTGATTACACTTACACCGCCTAGCATTGCTGAGTAGTCTTGTGCTTTTTGCTCGTCAGAGCGTTCTACTGATTCAGCCATTTCTAGCCTCCTTTAAGGGTGTTTACTTCGGCCTGTAAAGCCGTTACTTGTGCGGATAGTTCTTGGACTGCTTTAACTAACGGGATAACAAACGCCGTCTTAGCAATTTGTTGTACATTGTATTGATCTACTGACCAGCCGGTAAAATCAGAAACACCTGCGGTATCTAATGCAGCCTTTACCTCTTGAGCAATGAATCCATGTATACTAGTTTCTGTGTCCATCTGGTTATCGGCAGGATCTTCTTTGTAGAGATGCGCTAACTCTGCATCAGTAGAATCAAGTTCGTGACTTGCCTTCCAGTTGTACTTAACTGTTCTTAGGTCATTGATAAAATCAAGGCCAAGGTCAGTGTTTTGCACGTTTTTCTTCAAACGCTCATCAGAAGACCTGCTCCACTCGTCATTCAAAGCAAAATTGTTGCTCACAACATTACTGGCTTTACCGAAACTAAAGTAGCTGTTATCGACAGCCGTTATGTTATGACCTATAACAATCTGATTAGCTCCGTTTGACTGGTGGGCGTCACTGCCGTAACCAATAATTACATTATTGTTCCCTGTTTCTAGCGCATCACCAGCAAGAGCACCGACTATAGTGTTCTGCTGTCCCGTGCTGACCACCAACCCTGCTTGCGAACCGACTGCGGTGTTGTAAATATTACTCGTTGTGGTGGAGTTTTGTGTCGCAAGCGCGTTGTGGCCCACCGCTACGCTGTTTTGGCCTTGCGTGTCAGCCGTTAATGCTTGATATCCAATTGCGGTGTTTGATGAAGCTACAGTAATTGCATCCCCAGCGAGTCCCCCAATGAGGGTGTTCTGGACTCCCGTGGTGACTGCGCCACCAGCAGCGTATCCGATACCTATGTTGTAGTTAGTGGTCGCGGTGGTGAAATTTTGTTGTCCAAGAGCACCCTGACCTATACCGATAGCTCCACTTCCTAAAGTATCCGAACCTACCGCGCCAACACCAACGGCTATATTAAAGTCGGCGTCAGTAAGAGCATCACCAGCTAAACCACCAACGAGGACGTTGTTGACTCCCGTGGTGACTGCGGCTCCTGCTTCAAACCCTACCGCTGTGTTATAAGAGCTTGTTGCCGTAGTAAAGTTTTGGTTTTGTAAGGCAGCTTTTCCCATCGCAACAGAGCCACTACCTAAAGTGTCACTACTTAAAGCGTTATATCCAATAGCTACGTTTTGGTCTGCATCAGTAAGAGCATCACCAGCAAGGCCTCCGATTAGGGTGTTCTGGAGTCCCGTGGTGACTTGTAGACCCGCATCCACCCCCACTGCTGTATTATAAGTATTGGTAGCAGTAGTGAAGTTCTGAAAATGTAGGGCATAAGGGCCGACAGCGACTGACCTGCTACCCAACGTATCTGCACCTAAAGCCTCATAACCTATTGCCACGTTTAGGTCAGCGTCAGTCAAAGCATCACCGGCTTCACCGCCGATCAAGGTGTTGAAGGTTCCCGTGGTGACTTCTTGACCAGCGGCATAACCGACAGCGGTATTATAATTGTTACCATCATTGTTTTGTTTTGATAACGTGCCACTTCCTATAGCAGTTGAAAAGTTTCCTGTGTCTTCATCATTCAGAGCTGCATACCCAACGGCTACGTTGTTATCACCAGTAGTAATCGCCGTACCCGCCTCATCGCCCACGACCACGTTGTAGTTGCCGCCAGAGGTGATGCTGTTACCTGCGTTGACACCTGCGCGGAAGTTAGAGGTGCCGGAGGTTGATGAGACTAGGTCGCCTGAGTAAGTTAGCGTTCCTGTAAACGTAGGGCTAGCAATAGGTGCCTTAGCATCTATCTGAGTCTGTATGGCAGACGTTACGCCGTCCACATAGTTAAGTTCAGCAGTGGTAGCAGTCACGCCATCTAGGATGTTTAGCTCAGCAGCGGTGCTAGTGACACCATCTAGGATGTTTAGCTCAGCGGCGGTAGAGGTAACGCCGTCTAGGATATTCAACTCTGCTGCCGTAGACGTAACCGTTGTGCCGTTAATAGATAGCGCATCAGTTTCTAAAGTACCATCAACATCTACATCACCAGAGATGTCCAGAGAAGCCACTACAGCCGTTCCTGTGAGCGTAGGAGCAGTCAATGTCTTATTCGTAAGAGTCTGTGAGCCAGTGAGCGTAGCAACAGTGCTATCAATAGACAATGTTACTCCAGTACCTGATGCAGCGGAGTCAATACCTGTACCACCAAGGATACCTAAAGACTCTGAGTCAAGGTCAATATCAATAGATGTAGAACCATCAGTAACATCTAAGTCCTGTGCAGTTACCTGTGAGTCTACATAGGCTTTGATGGACTGCTGAGAAGCAATACCTGTAGCACTGTTAGATGCCATATTGTCTTCATCAAGAAATGCTTTACCATCTAGTATATTAAGCTCTGCTGCTGTAGACGTAACACCGTCAAGGATGTTAAGTTCAGCAGTAGTGGACGTTACACCATCAAGTATGTTTAACTCAGCGGCAGTAGACGTTACTCCGTCCAGAATGTTAAGCTCAGCGGCTGTGCTGGTTACTGTAGTACCGTTAATAGACAGTGCGTCAGTTTCCAACGTACCGTCAACATCTACGTCGCCTGAGATGTCCAAAGAAGCTACTACTGCTGTGCCTGTAAGAGTAGGAGCAGTAAGTGTCTTATTAGTCAGCGTCTGAGAGCCTGTAAGCGTCGCTACGGTGCTGTCTATTGCAAGGGTTACACTTGTACCTGATGCAGTAGAAGATAGCCCTGTGCCGCCTAGAATGCCCAGAGACTCACTATCTAAGTCGATGTCAATGCTTGATGAGCCGTCAGTAACATCTAAGTCCTGTGCGGTTACTTGGCTGTCAACGTATGCTTTGATGGACTGTTGAGTAGCCAGTTTAGTGGCACTATTGGAAGACATATCATCTTCATCTTTAATGCCAGTTACAGTAGCGCCATCGCCTGCAATGTTAATGCTGGTGTTTGCTACAATGGTTGTGCCTACGATACTTGAAGCACTAGATGCTCCTATAGTCGTAGCGTCTACAGCACCACCATTGATGTCTGCTGTGGGTATAGTTACTGTGCCAGTGAACGTA